CGGCGCGGCGTTCCCAAGCCCCTCATCCGAGGGACTTGGACTTACGAGGGCGATCCACCTCGGGTGGTCGCCCCCGTGCGCGATCGAGGGCAGCCCCGTGAGGCTGCGCCCCAGACGGACACCTGTTCCGTCTGGGGGGGTCCCATCGAGGGGCCCAAACAAAAAGACGTCGACGAGCCAGTTGACGTCGAAGTGTGCGACCTGCCTGTAGAGGAAGGCCGCATATTCGATCCCGAGGAGGTTCACACCCCCTCGAATTCTTCTCTGTTCAGCGACCTTTTACAGGCCGCTGGCGTTGACAGCTTGCTACAGGCTGCCAATGAGAAGTTTTATAATTGGCTCGACTTCGCGAACCAGTCGCTTTGGGCGGCTGACAGTTATCTGATTGGAAAATCAGATGATGTGGTCAGTTGGCACAATGCAACTGTCAAAAACTCCAAGGAGCGCTTCTCAACGGTCTTTAAAACTGTTGGGAGTTGGCACATCTTCTTAGGACCCTGCAAATCCATTTTGTGGGTGCTGAGGCAGATCGTACATAGCGAACTATTAATGTTTGTTATGTTAGCGGTTTGCTTTGGTAGCAACTCGTTGCTGGTTTTCTTCTACGGGTTCTGTACAGCTGTGGCACAGCTGCACCTAACTCGTCAGACGATCACCGGCACTCGGGATAGCATCCTTGAAGCGCTGATAACGCGTGACCGAGCTTTGTCTCGGATTTCTTGGGGTGTTCTCGTGCACTTTGCTGCTGCATTTGTGTTTTTGTTCGTTGATTATCGTTTGGCCTGCTTTCTCAGTATTGAGTCAGTGGTCTGTATAATTTTCATCGTGCAAGCTCACGAGAAGGACGTCGCCAACAGGAAAAAAGGAACCAAAATTTACATCGCTGTGGATAACAGCGATCCCATTTTTGATTCATTGCCTGTGCCCAAAGACGCCGGGACTCGACAAGACATGTTCTTTGTTGAGGCCCAGCGTTATGCGTATCTTTCAGAACCGCATCTTGAAGGGTCGGGAGGTCGTGGAAAAGCGAGCTCGTCAAGAGCTTACGTTTTCAAGCCCTACCGATCTTACACGCAGGCACACCACTACAAAAAGTCCAGCCATGGGCAATCTAGCGGCAACCGCACTAAACAAGCGGATGCTGAAGTAGTCGGTAACGCGGGGGGTTTTCAAACCCAACACGTCCCCGGCAGCCTTGGCGGGACTATCATCTTTGACCTTGATTCGACTGATCGCACTCGCGTCATTCGGACCGATGCCAAAGGTGATTACGTTGTTGACCCTTCTGGTAAGAAGTGCTACGCCTTCAAAAGCGATGCGCCTCTTCCTAAGAAGGCGAAATCCACTGGAGCGTGGGATGAGGACGATGAAGCCCCCATCCTATCGTTTTATGCGGAGCCGGAACCGGAGACTACTCTCGATGAGTTGTACGACTCGGATGCCGACGAACGTGCTTTTGGTGGTGGACGCGGTAAAAGGCGCCACGAAGCAATTGCTGGGACCGTCTCTATAACGCCAGTTGTAGATGAGGTTCCTTTGCTTAAAAGGGGGACAAAGGAAGTGCCCCCCGAAACCTTAGAAACCCTCAGTGACAAAGAGGGCGACGAGGGTGACGAGGAAGTCGGTGACGACGATTCGTCGCCCTCTTCTTCTGAGGAGCAAGCAACAGTGGAAGTTTCCTCCCAGTTGGAAGGAAAGAAGAAGAAGAAGCAGCCCGTTAAAAAGGTTGCGAAAAAACTCCCTCCACCAGGTTTGAAACGGAAAGCCAAGGCTGCACCAGCAGCAAAGGTTCCCCGTGTTGAAACTGGGGAGGAAGTTGTGTTCACTGACGTCGCGAAAAGGGCAATTGAGCTCTTGTCGCAGCCAGTGGCCACTCGCACAGCCACTTCTTCATCTGCTGTGGAACCGGTTGTTCAACCGGTTGCTTGTTACTCAACTAAGACGGCTGCTCCTGCAAAGGAACCAGCGTCGAAGGTTGCCAAAGAACCAAGGCCGGCAGAACCGGCCGCCAAGAAGCCAGCGACGCAGAAGTCTGTGTCCCCGGTTGTTTTGGCGAAACACTCCCCCAAGGAACCCCAAACTCCAGTGAAGCTAACAACTATTGATGGCGCCACTGGAAAAAAGGTCAAGGAGGAAGTGGTGTTGGTTCCCACGTCAGTCGTGTCTCCTGGAAAGCGAGGCAAGGATTCGGCGGCAACCGGAACCAAAGGAATTAAGGCAGGGTCCACAAAGACGCCCAAACGGGCGACTTCTGTAGAGCGTGCTGCCGCTCCTGCAGGTTCGAAGAAGAAGGTCCAGCATGTTTCGTTCTCGGACGATTCTGTTGTGGGTTGGATGAGTTCAGCCCCAGTAGATGAAGACGAGATGAAGCAACGCAAGGCCGTCAAGGCAGCACATCTTCCTGCCAAAGAAATTCAATGTTACGCGTGTCAACAGTTCGGACATAAGGCAGATATTTGCCCGAACAAACGTGTTAACAAGAAAGATCACAAACGCACTAAATGTTCTTACTGTAACCAGGAAGGGCATTCTTGGGCGAAGTGTGCAACGCGTTTGGGCGGATTCCTAGCTGATCCTAGGGATGTGGCCGAATGCAATGCGAAAATGCTCACACCTGCCGGCATGAAAGAGCTTAACAATAAAGTTAATGCTGCTGTTTCGCGATGGATTACTGAACATCGCGGCACTGAGAAACAAGCCGGTGCGTTGCGGGTACGCTTCTCTACTACTGAACTTTGGAGCGCGTTGGTTCGTTCCAAGTTCCCACAGCTCGCCAAACTCGTCGGCCTTAAAGTCGGCGGTGTTGGAGTGCCGTCGGAGCAACAGCAGAGGAAGCTTGAATCGCTTCGTCCTAGCAATCCTCCAGTCGCCGTTTTCCCGGCTGGAATTTTGCTAAGTGATCTTAAAACACCGGTCGCTCATTTTGTCCGTCTCGCTTGCGGCATTGTAACTACGTTACATAGCTGGAAGGATGCCTGTTCTTTAACGGGTGGAGACGGTGTGCTTTTTGAGCTCACCGATGTCATCAAGGGCAAGGCCCAGCAAATAGCGCATGATTTGATTTACGTCCCAGTGCAGCCACCTAGTGTGGAAGCAATTGGACTTAAGTCGTTGTGTGCTGTCACGCCGGGTTTATTTTCGGACGATGCTTCAATTGGCATCTTTGACACGATTAATCGCCAGTTCTCAAAAGGAACTGTTAAATCGATTAGTCATATCACTGATGTTGGAGGGAGCTCGGCGATGATCAGGTACAACCTGTCGACAGTTGACGGCTCGTGTGGGTCGCCGATTGTTCACCAAGGAAAGGTCATCGGGTTTCACCATGCAGATGGTGAAGCCATTGCCGTGACGCCCGAGATGCTCCAGTTTTTTCGGAAGGGCGGCGGTAACTCATCTCAATGAGCTACCGCCGCTCGGACGGCCGGAGCTGACGTTAACGACAGCTCCAGAACTAGAGTATTCTCGACCAATCTGGCTGGTTACCAAGCCAGACTGGTTAGAAAGCTTTGGCACTATCCCTTCCCGACCCCTACCTCATGGGACGTTCGAGAAGAAAATTTGGAACGGCTTTGGACAAGCCCCGTTGGATGCCATTTCGTACATTAATGGCGCAGCAAAATTCCAACATAAGCAGCAAATGTTTACCTCGGAAGAGGCAGACTACGCGCTCGCCTATCTCGATAGGTTGTTTCCAGAATTCGATCGTTGTTGTAAAATGGCGACCGACGATGAGGTACTTGGTTCCGTAGCTGAGCATAGCGACAAAAGTGCGGGGTATCCATGGGAAACCATGGGTGCCCCACTCAAAGGTGTTGCGCTGAAGAAATTTGGCATTGTTCAGCTCGAAGATTACTACCGTGACAATGTTTCGGTGGTGTCATCAACGCTCAAGGATGAGCTGCGACCTGTTGGAAAGGACGCTAGATTGTTTCGACCGCAAGATGTGTCGTCATACCTCGAAGGTGTGCGGCTTTTCAAGCATCAAAACGACTATTTGATGAGGACTCACCAGAGCCCAATCTTCAACCAGTTCGTGACCCCCGGGCCTGATCTGTCGGTGTTGTACCAACGCCTTCAACAGTTTAGCCCCGAGTGTTACGCAGCTGACGGAGCCAGATGGGACGCACGTTACCCTCTAGCGATTGCGTCCTTGGTGTGTAAGTTTCGTGAGCGCGTAGCGCCCGAACGAGTGCGCCGCTACTATCAGATGATGTATAACGGTTATACCAATTGGTCCGGCTATCTGGTCAACTTTGTTGGCCAGCCTTCGGGCCATCATAATACGTCAACTGATAACAGCATCGGACACATAATAGCGATGGCAATCCACGCCTGTCGCGCCGGTTTGAGCTTGGAAGAGTTCGAACAGGCTGTGCTGTTTTACTGTTGTGGCGACGACTTGATCTGGTCCTCTCGCAGCGAGGATTTCGTTCCTCGAAAGCTTGACGTGACTTATGTTTCTTTAGGTATGCATCTTGAGTATGAGTTTTTGGACCCACACTCAGTGTTTGATCTGACGTTTGTAGGCACTCAGCCGGTTAAGGTTGAGTGTAACGGCGTTCGGGTGGTTTTGTCGACTCTCATAACGCAGCGAAGTTTGGCTTCGTTGCACATTGATCGAGTCAAGGCTAAACCGCTTGATCTCCTTATGCGCGACGCGAGTTTGGCAATACTCTGTTTTGCTGATCGCGCGAAGTACACCGACATCGTCCAGCGCTTTCACAAGCATCTCGACAAGTTTGTTGAGAGTGGTTTGCTTGATGCAGACGCCCCAGAAGTTCGTGGCATGGAGGCCGCGATTTGTGAGCGAGCGCTTTGGCGTGCGTACACCCACTGGGAGTGAGCGCCTCCGGAAGGAGGATAACCACCTTTGCTTTGCCAGAAGAAAGGCGGTTTGAAGTGTATGGTTTGTGGATTCAACCACGAAATCATAAAAGTTTTAGAACGTTGCGCGTAATGTTGAGCGTTTTAAAGCGATGTCACAAACACTTCGCAAAGTCATAGAGGCTCCAGGGGTGCTCTTTGGTAATACTGCGACCGGACGGGAGTGGTGCGTTAAGGCATTACACCCATCCGATCCCATTACTGAGATCAGAGGCATCCCAGATCACTCGGCGATACCGACGGTGTGCATGAACTACCAGTCCACCTTCACTCTTGCAGTGAAGGGCGAGGACACGTGGTCCTACGACGTTACGATATTGCCACACCCCCTGTATTTTGCATACTGGTCGGCACCTAATCAACCTGTTTATTGTCCAGAGAGTGGACAAGTGACAGTAGGTAACTTCTGGAACTCGCAACTTGTAGGGGGAACTGGGCTTCCCGCTCATTCACTGCTTTACAATGCCTGGCTAGGTATTGCACAGCGGTGGCGTATGGTTTACTTTGGCGTGACCATCTACCAAGATGGACCCGACTTAGCGAACCAGGGAACCATAGTTGTGTCTCAAGCGCCGCTTGTGCCATCATATAGTAACGCAGTTGTTTCAACCGCGCCGCTTACGGTGACTAGAGTGGCATACTTTGACCAGCTTGCCCAGGGGCCTAACTTCCAACGAAGTCAGGCCATGCCGAACGCTATGATGGGTAGGTCCCGTGACGGGGCCTACGTCCCTTTGAAGCTTACTGATACGTGCCAGGATTGGTTCAGTATTGGTGATAGTCATGGGGTTATCCCCGCACCTCTATCTGGGGATCCGTCGTCAGTTTTTCGACCGCTTGGAAACACCGCAAACTTTGTCTACCCGTTTGAGAGCGTGACTGCCACTTGCCTAACGAATACTAATACTCCGTTGGGACAGGTGACACCATGCCTCATGTCGACGAACGTCGCACACGTAAGTGCGCGTAACTTGTCGCCGCAGACGAGCTATACCTTCTTCTTTCGGGTTGGAATCGAAATGCAGCTTGCTGCATCTTCGAGTCTCACCCCTCAGTTGAAGCTCAGCCCGCCGTATGACAGGCAGGCCTTGGATGCGTATTTCGTTCTCTCTAGGGAGATGAAAGACGCGTACCCCGCTGATTACAACGACTTGGGTAAAATGTGGGATGTTGTTTCCCGTGCCGTCCGCAAGATGGCACCAACTTTGCGCACCATCACAGGTGCTGCTCCGTTTGTGGATTCTGCAGTTGCAGTAACCAAACTCGGAGATCGCATCCGTGCAAAGCGCAAAGGCAAGCGCAATACAAGGAAGGGACGGAAGTGAATTCTGCCCCTAGGTGGTCTCCAACTTGTAAGTGCAGTTTTTAAACTGCCATTGTTGGTCGACACAAGTTCCCACTTTTCTGGAAAGAAAGGTGGGCGCGTAGCAGAGGGATAAGATTTGCGTTGTAAGACGAACTTTTAAGTTCGCGTTCGCTTTCTCTGTCTTCGGGCCCGACGAACCCGCGAACTCGAGTTGTGGTCTTGCCCATGGTGGTTTTATCCGGTCTGGCGATTGCCTTTCCACCATGTAGTCCAAC